GAGCATTATTAGTGATATTTGTTGTGCTTGACTTATCTTCAGCATTAAGATCCTTAAGTTCTTTTTGTAACTTAAGAAGTTTATCAGTTGCATCAGAAACATTTTTGATCAACTGACCAGCAACTTCATATGCTCTAGGTGAGTTGGTTTCTTGTGCCAACTCCATTACACCATCCAGAGTTTCCTGACCCTTTTCAATAATAGAATAGAGTTGTCCTCTGCTATATTCATAATCTCTGTCTATATCATTTTTTTCTGCCGCATTTTTCAGTTGCTTTTTTCTTGGCAGGCAACCACCTTCAGGAACGATAGATGCTTCAACATCTAAAGCCTTATCAATACCATCATATCCAGACATGATTAAATATCCTGTTGTTGAGTGGGACTATACTTTTTAGAATCTTGGAAAAATTCTATAGTCTCCGAGAATCCAAAGTCATCTCCAGGTTCAGCATCGATGGGATCTGGAACAGCAGTATATCTGACTTCTCTCTTTGCAGTATTAATGTCAGTGTCGGAGTAGTAATCGACCTGAACTTTTCTGATGAGACCTTCGGAAGAATCTGCAATAGGACCAAATAGATAGGTTTTGGCAGTAAAATCAAAAGTATAGATCAAAGATCTTCTTGAACTAAAATCACCCTCATAATCATCTTGCATATTAACACTATTCAAGACGACAGGAATATCTTTCTTTTCTCCAATGGAAGAAACAAGATCAACAGTCAAATTGAAAGATGGTTGAAAATATGGAAGAATTTGTTCTGTAACTTGTAAAGCATCTTCATTTAACTTGCAATAAAGAGCAAGTTGAAATCCAATATTGTAAGGAACTGGATGATATACCTGTCTGACATCACCACTGCCCGTTACTGCTTTAAATGTTTTGGTTGCTGTTGTCTTTCTAGTAGGATCATATGAGAGACTCGTCATCTCAAATGACATTCTTGGAAGAGTAATTGCAACTGGTTTGCTGAGATCTGCTTGCTGCTGAATCTTAGCAAGAAACTTTTGCATTGGTGCATATGCCAATGGCACCTTGATATCATCAACAACGTTACCATCATTATCCTTGTGCTGGATATGGATATTGTTGAAGAGAGTTCCGAAGGATACGATAGTCCTTCTAATAATCTCGTGGTAATAGTAAGTGCCTAACATTAGAAGTCACCAAAAGGATTGTCTTCACTGAAGTCAATAATATTCAGACCTTCAGTTTCAAATTCATCATTTTGTTCGAATGGATCGGTTGTATCGTAATCATTGTACGATGCAATCTTCCATCTTGCGGAAGAAGCAGTTCCGACGAGTGCTTCACCCTGATAGAATCTTCCACTATTTATTCCAACCTTCAGAATCTTAGTGGTAGAGTTCCAATCTCTAACCTTTGCGGTTACGGAAGATGCCTGACCAACCACTTCCTCATTATATTGATAATTACTTTCAATCAAAGCACCATCTTCACCAGTACGCAAGACGTTAAGTGTTGGTGCCTCAGTATACCCAATGCCAGTATCGGCAATGAGGATATTAGAAATAACACCATCCGTAATAACTGCCTCTGCTCTGGCAGGTGTAACTCCTGTGCTAGAACCAAAGGAGATTACTGGGGTATTGTAGTAATTTGTACCACCATTGAGAATACGAACGGAAGTAATACCACTATTAGTGAGAACCGCAGTTGCAGCAGCACCAGCACCGTAAACTCCCTGACCACCAGGAGCAGTATTAGCAATACTGGTAATAGTTACTGTTGGTGGTACAGTGTAACCAAATCCAGGGTTGGTGATTAAAATTCTATCGATCGAATGAACACCACTTCTTACCGTAGTAATAGCAACTGCTTCTGCCGTAGAGTTGGGAAGCAACGCAGGTGAGGTACTGATAGAAACTATGGGTGTTCTTGTATATCCAGATCCATCATCAGTCAATACAATCTTTTGGAGAATACCCGTTCTACCAAAGTTGTCGATTCTAAGAGAAGCAGTAACACCCTGTCCAACAAGAGTAAGTTCTGTGATATATCCCTGCTCCTTAACCTCCCCATCAATAAAGTCGATAGAGGTATCGAGGTCTTCACCCTCGTACTGGAACAATTCACATTCTAGTTTATATGTGTAGTTTGTGCCAAGTTGATAGAATGGTTGCTCATGCTCTACCCTCTTGACCTCAAAAATTCTTTGACCCAGGGGAAAATAAACAAGATCACCCTCTTTTGGTCTTGTGGTTAAAAGAATTTCATCATCGTCATACTCACCCAAAAATGGTTGAATAAATTCTTCAAATCTTTCTTTAGAAAGAGTGAGAGTAACTTCATTCTGAAGATTAATTCCAAACTTCGTCATAATATCAGATCCAGGTGCATATCCTTCGAAGTTTTCTAGATATGCTTCAATAACAAAGTTATCATTAAACTTAGATGCTTCAATCTCTCTGATGATATTATCTTGCCCCAAAACTTTCCTTGGAATATAATAAATTTCTATTCCATAAGTTTTTAAATGCTCATTGATCAGATCTTGTAAAAGATACTGTTCATTGGCAGAGCCTTGTAGAAAAAATGGATTAAGTGCCATTATCCGATAAGATCAAGGGGAGGAATTTCGTATTCTGAGAGCATTCTCTTTTTGATGTCCTCAAGTTCTTTCTCGGCATCATCGTAGATTTCTCTACCATTAAGTTCAATACCACCAGGAAGTTTTGCTCCCTTGAACTTGATGAGATTCTGACCCCACTGTCTCTTAATTAGAGCAGTAAGATACATCTTCAAGAAAGAATCATTATAGACATTGGTAAAGTCATCAGGATCCATGATCCTGTAGCAGTCAAGAACAATATAGTCACCGACTACGGCACTTGCCCAGTCGATATCCATGTATAATCTATTTTGTCTCTTATTGAATCTGAGTTGCTTATCAGTTGTCAGTAAGAAGTCAATGTCCTCAAGATAACTCTTAGTCATCGCATATGTAAGAAGACCCTGATATCCAAGGTCAAATGCAATGTCATTTAAGAACAACTGATACTTGACACTGAACATTCCATTAGAAATGGAACTGGAGTCAAACTTGAATACCTTCTCAATACCGATTACAGAATCGGGAACCTGAATATAGTTTGCGTTTTCGTACCAAGTGAATGATGGTCCAGCAGTAGAAGTTGCAGTCTCACTTGTAATACCTGTTCCACCAGGACCAGCTCTTCCACGATCTTTATCCTCAGATGTGATCTGATACTTCAGGAAAGTTCTGGCAACACCATCAAAGTGTCTTTCGTGGAACAGTTGAAGAGCATCATCTACGGCATCATCAATCTGTTCATCGGCAACGTTGATCTCTAGAACTGGAGCTCCAAGTTTCCTCAGGCAATAATCGATAAGTGTTTGTCTGCTATTTGGTTTTGCCATTAGAAGGAACCTCCGTCAAATACTTGTGACCATACTGGAACACCTGCTGCGTCTGTTGTGAGAAGATAATTTGAAGTAGAAGCGGCACTGGTAGTAGCACCACTACTAACAATCAGTCCATCACCATCGAAGAATGCGATTCCATTAGGACCATTGTAATCACCAGAATCATAATAAATTCCATCAGTTGCCGAAAGGAATCCGACAATGTTGACGTGAGTGCTGATGGCAACGTTGCTGCCAATCTCAGAGTTTAAGGTGAGAGCACCTGTCTTGCTATTTATTGTGTTAGTGCTAGCAACACCGATCTCGATGTTAGCTGCTGTTGTAACTCCACTTATGTTAAGAGACTGGGTGAATGTATTGCCAAGTACAGTAACACCAACACCAGTGGTCTGGAACTTTCTTACGTTATCGTAGTAGAGTTCGATTGCTCCGTTCAGTCCAGCAATCAGGTAGTTTTCACCACCAGTGCTTTGCATGAGGATGTAGTTATCACCCTGAATATAAAGATTACCTTGACCCTGCTCAGTGATGTAACTATTAGAACCATCATGACGGATTCTTAAATCATCACTAAGTCCAAAGAAAAGGCTATCATTATCGTAGAAGTGAACATCACTAGTGAAAGTGGAAACACCAGTTACGTTGATTCCACCATAAACGTTAACACCGTGAGTTGTAGTCTGGAATCTCAGGTTATCATCAGAGTAGAGAACTACAGCACCGTTGTTATTGAAAACTGCGTATCTTTCACCAGAAGTAGAACCGAGTCTGATTTCGGTTCCGTCACTTTGTAACAACAATCTGCCAGTGCCGACATCTCTAATGATCGAATCAGATCCACTGTGGTAGATTTGAAGATCATCGGAGTTACCAAAGTTCAGAACATCGTTGTCACCGAAGTAAACATTGTCTTGGAATGTGGCAATACCAGAGAACGTGAAGTTGGTAGCAAATCCAGAACTAATGTTGATGGTGTTAAACTCACCGAGAGGAGAATCAACTTGAGTGAGAGTGGCAATGCCAGTGGC